TTCCGGGCATTACGGGAAACCGTATGATTAAGTCGGGGCGGGGGCGGAGGAATGTATGACAATAAGGATTTAAGGGGAGGGAAACCATGGACCGCAACAACAGTACCGACGGTTCAAACGAAATAACCGGTTTAACTCCGGATGAAATACAAATCATCCAGGAGTACCGCAAACTTCCCGGCTGGGGAACGCTGGAAGTGAGCAAGAAGGACCATAAACTGAGGATGATCAAAAACACCACCGAGAACATTTATAACCAGCAACCTGTAAACAGGAAAGGATGATTAGATTGGACATTCAGGAATTGGTAGACCAGGCCTTGGAAATATGGGACGAAGAAACCAACTGCGGCGAAACAGACCCGGCATTTGATGGGGAGGTTGGGCAGGAGATTGACGCACTGGTAAACGGGCTGAGGCCGGATGAAGTCGATAATTTGCTGGCCGTGCCGGAGCCGCTTGTGTTTGTGGAGGAACCAATTATCAGTTACGTCATTAATGAGGTCAAAGGGGATACAGCCTTAGTTGATTGCATTAACAGTGAAGGACAATGTGTTGGCCGCTTTACAGCCAAGTTAGCAGGAGATTGGACCGCAATAGTTGGCAGTTGCCCGAAAGGAGAAGGGAATGAATAACGACCAAACCCAACCCGAAAAAGCACCTATCACCTATATCAAATGCCAGTGCGGAAACAACGTATTCATTCCAGGCAAAATGCTTGCCCCGGGCGACGACAAACCATCCGTGATAAAACAAGTCTGGGTGTGCGTTGGCTGCGGCATGATGTTCCTGCCGGAGGACGTCCCAAAGAAGGGCGAGGAAGATCGGCGGGAGAAGAAACTGATACTGCCGGATAAGAAGTTTACTCTGGCGAACTAAATAACCACAATTCTGGCACCGTAAACGGGCAGAAGGTAGGACTGAGGGCTTAGGCTCCTTTTCTATTTTCTGTCCGTTTTTTCTATTTTCTGAATTAAAAAGGAGGACCGCATATGGAAATGATGCCGAGTGCAATCAAGAAGGTTATCGCCAACAACCGCAAGTCATTGGCAGTTATTCTGGAGGCTTTTCGCCAACCGGAACCGGACATTTACAAACTGACCCTGCAGCTTGAACTGGTGACTGCCAGCCTATTGACGCTGGAAACGCTGATACCGGCTCCGGAGCCAAATGGAACAGCTCGCAACAATCTGCGGTCATCAGATCCGATCAAGAACATAGCCGAAGAAGGCGTGGAGGACGACAACCCGGACGCAGAATTGCCGGATGAAACAAAGAACCGTATCGATTCCAAGGGCTTTTACAGTTAGAGGGGAGGTGATCATATATGAAATGCAGCGGTTGCGGCCAAGAATTTCCTAACCTGACAAAGTTAAAAAAACATAAACCGGACTGCCCGGCCAACCAAGATGCCGTCAAGCCGGAGATAAAGAAACCGATTATAGCGCTCGACCTATGCCCCGAAGAAGTCAAATTGTACTCTATCGGCCATTCGGTCGGCTTAAGGGTTACGGGGGTGCTTACTCCCAAGGGAATTGAGGTCCAGGAGGTGACACTGATTCGATGAACAAGAATTTTGCCGAGACAGACGACCCCAAGGATAAAAACGATCCCGCCGGAGAAGAAACAACAAACTGGCAGGAGATTACTCAGCGCAATCAGGCCATATCTACCTGTTACGATTGGTTTGTTAAGGACCGCCAAGCCAAAGAGCCATACACCAATGAAATGGATGAAATGTATAAGCTCTACAAGGGCGACCATTGGGATCTGCTTGACTCAAGCAGTCGGGTGCTGAGGACTGATGCGCAAAAAGAAAACCACCCCAATGCAGTTGAAAACATCGTATTTTCATTGGTTGAGGGATTGGTTGCTGAATTTTCCGAGCCGAAGGAACTGATTGATTACCCGACCGAGGCTGGCGACGACGAAATGGCCCGGACCATGACCGAGTTAAAGGAATACATCGGCTACAAGAACCGGCATAATGCAGAACTGATCAAATGGCTGCGCTGGTTCTTTCTTTATGGTTCAGGTATTTGGAGCAAAACCTGGGATCCAAACTGGAAGGGCGGCAAAGGCCCGAATCGTTGGAGCGGGGATATTCGTTGGGTAGCCAAGCACCCAAGATCAATTTTCCCTGATGCCAGATGCCTTGACAATGTAGAGGATGGCCGTCGGGTGCATGACGCTTCGTACCGCACCATTGAAGAAGTGGAAGAAATCTGGCCGAACATCAAAGGCATTACGCCCGATTCGCTCAACGACGATGTGATTATCAGCGAAGAACTGGAAGATTCCAACGTAGAAGCAACTGAGGATCAGGTGTTGGTTGTTGATACATGGTACAAAGGTTCTCCGATGATATTAGGGGAAGGCGAGCAGGACGAAGGCCCGGGTTTGCATCTTATTCAGTGGGCGGGCGAAGGTTCGCTGCGGTATCTGTCTCATGCCAATTATATCTATTTTGAACCGGGCGAAGATTGCACTTTCCCAATTCAGGTTTTGAAATGCTACGAAAGAGAACGAAGTCCGTGGGGCATGGGCGAGGCCTACATGCTGAAGAACCCGCAGATCATTCTCAACAAAACAGCCGAACTGATCATCGAGAGCCATATTCACGAAGCACTTGGCCAAACATGGTACGAATCAAATGCCGTAACCGAAAAACAGCAAAAGGTTATACAGGATAAGGGAACATTAGGCGGTATGTGGTTCCAGGTTGAAAATGTCGATGGTATCCACCGGGAATTTTCCAAAGGCGTACCGGCTTCGCTTGAAAATGAGATGGGCCGCATCAACAAAACCATGGAAGCGATCATAGGCCGTTACGACATAAGCCAGGGCAAGACTCCGGGCAGCGTAACTGCGTTCCAGGCGCTTAACCTTTTGGCCCAACGCGCTCAGGTGCGGCTTAAATCAAAGGAAATGACCATCAACGCAGGCATGGAGGATTCAGGCAATTATATCAATCGCTTGGTTGCCCGATTCTACACCGACAAACGTAAGTACCGGATACTTGGCAAGGACGATTCCAAGCCAAAATACGGAGAGTATGACGGCGAGTCCATGAAAAAGGCTTATTTCTTCGACGACAACGAGACAATCCCGTATCAGGATTTGCAGGTATTAACCGAGGGGCAGGAAGTATTACCGCCTGAAGAACAATTGATCGAGGGACGGGATTATGAAGTTTACTCCCCTGAGTTTGATACCAAGTGCCGCACCACTACAGAATTGCCCAGCGACCGGGTATTTTACATGGACATGGCCAAAGAGTTGTTCTTGTCACAGCTTATCGATCCGGAAGAGTTTTACTATGTGCTCGAATTTGGCAAGTTCCCGCCCGTCGAGGACATTCTTGCCAAAATTAAAAAACGGAGAGAGGCAGCGGCGAAACCAGAACAGCAAACAACTGAACCCAAGATGCCGAGCATAAGTATTTCATTTAACGACATTCCCCCGATTCTTAATGAAGCACAGGCTCAGATATTAGCTCTGGCAGGGGTGCAGGTCAACCCGGCAAGCGTAATGTCAACCGCAGGAGGACAAACGCAACCACAGGGGCAGCAGGTTCCTCCTGAGACAAAACAACAGGTGCAGCAGTTTATTAATTATCTCAAAGACAATGATCTGGCGACGCTGCAACAAATAGCGCAATTGCCGCAGGACCAACAATTGCCTGAGATAATGCGGCTTATGCGGCAACAAGGGCAACAACCAGTGGAAACGGGACAGCCGCCAGAACAAACAATACCTGCTTCAACTGATACCGGGACTGAGATCCCACCGGAAGCAGACGGCGCAGCCATAAAGCAGCAGTTACTAGATATATTGGCAACGCAGGACGAAACCCAGATACCCCAACAGTAATTTAATATCCAATACGTCCAGAACAGCGGATGACGTTATAAAAGCACGGTTGGTTTTTCATTTTCTGAGACTAAACGCGAGAAGTCTTTAAACTCATGCGGTAATTAAAAGCCGACGGGCTATAAACTGGAGGTAAATGTAATGGGTAAAGATAACGAGTTTTTAAACAGCGACCTTGAAGACGTGGAAAACGATAACGACGATCTGGAAGTAAACAACGATGATGGCGATACCGAAGATGTTGATGTTGATCTTGAAAAATTGATCAAAAGCATGGCCAAGGACGATGACGGCAAAGAGGACGATGATGACCCGGAGGATGACCCGGAACCGGAAGAAAAGCCGGCAGAAGGTGAAGATGAACCGGAGATCACGCCTGAACTCGAAAAGGTCATCGAAGATCGCGTCAACGAACGTGTTGTCACAGAGGTTAATCGAATCATTCAAAGCAGGCTGGCAAGGGATCGCAAAACGCAGGATGTTGCCAAATTTGAGCAGCTTACCGGAATGAGCCTGGAACAAGCAACCGAAATGGTAACGCAAAACATCATCGCGGCCAAAGCTGATGAACTGGGCATATCCGAGGAAGAGGCACGGGCTATTGTTGCGAAAGATCAGGAGCTTGCCGGACTAAAAGCCGAACGAACCGTTGAGCAGCAACAAAAGGCTGATATTGACGCGGCCATGCAGCAGGTTAAATATCTGCAGGACAAACAGGCGTATATGTCCAAACCGAAACTGGCCCGGG